CAGGGAGATGCCTTTCAATTTACAGAAGTTTATCAAGCACCTGGAATGGAATCCGTAACCGACATAACTCGAACGATCCAAAGTACAAGCGTAACAGATACCACAACTATCTTCTCGCAATAAGTCTGCTAGGTAATCCAGTATTAGCTAACACCTCAAATACAGCAGCACCTTCCGCTAGTGCCTCTGGATCCGTTAGTAACTTTGCCACTCAGGTGTTGGGAGGGCCAATGGTAGAAAATACATACGGAAATAACATCAAATGTTCTGGACCACAGATGACCGTTAGCCCATTCGTCACCACTTCGTTTAACCAAAAGCGACCACAGGACTACATTTATCATACGCCTGTGTATGATCCAACAGACGCAAATGATGATGGAGTGCCCGATAATCCAGGAAATGTACTTTACTATCAAGAAAACTACAGTGGTAACAAAGATTCTTTAGGACTTAACTTTGGCTTTGCACTTACATTTAATATTCCACTAGACAATAGGTTTCAAGATTCTTGTCTTGACGCAGCCAACACACAAATAAATTTACAGAAGCAAGAACTAAATGCAAAGTTGCTCAACTATGAAATCGCAAGATTGAAAAATTGTGGAGAGTTGATGTTAAAGGGAATATATTTCGACCCAAAATCCAACTTTGCAAAATTATGTGAGGGGGTCCTTGTTCAACCGCCTCCAAATCAAGTTATACCGCACAATCACAAATTAACCCAGTAGATAAGTCACGGGTCTTAAACTCATCTACGGATAATTATTCTACATCTTTTTTCTTCTTTGTCAGCTTCTTTATTAGATTTTTTACTAAAGGTTTGACAATATTAAGCAGTAGTGGAGTAGAGGCAGCAACAGTAGCAATAACAGCAGTGCTAACAAGCTGTGGAGGATTCGGTATGTATTGCTCGATGAATTTAGTACTTTCATACAAGGTTATACATTCAGTACCATCTTCGCTTCTTTCATGCCCTATGACACGCTCCAGTTTAAATTCGTTACGATAATCTCCTACCCTTTGATCTTTTTTGCCAGGGCAAGCAACAAAAAGCGGATCATCTTTCTTTTTCTTTGGTTCGTATTTTGGAGGTTCTACTGTAGGTTGGACAAATTCTTGTTCTTGATTTTGGGGGGTTTCTGATTGCGTATATACAAATTCGTTGGGGTTGTACTGTAAAGGTTCAAAACTAGGAATACTGAAATTACCACATTCTGTATATGTGCCATATTCATCTTTATCACTATCTATGAGACTTGTAAGATTATTTCTATGTACTCTTACACAACCAGGGATATCAACTATAGGTTTACTTATATTATTTAATGTTTGTATATCAGTTTTCCATATAGGTATTTCGTGTATTTCAATCTTTCTTATATCAAAACGTGGTATATCAATCGTAGGCATCTCTTCGTTTATAGACTTCTACATGCGAATCACATTTAGGACAAGAAAAGTTACTGACCATTGAATATTCTGCATACATAACAGGTTGAAAATCTTCTTCTATATCATGATCTCCACCCCAGATTAGTTCTGTTTTACAGTGCCAGCAATTCATTTGATAATAGGCATAGATGGACCTGTCATTTTAGGTAAACCATTATCTAGTAATTTAGGCATCATACCTTGTACATTACCAAGAATTTCATTCATAACTTGGCTTTTAAAGTTTTCAGATGTTAAATACTTGTAACCAAAGTACGCTCCACCACTCATAGAAGCTACCATTACAAATGAGATAATACTAAGTACATTAGCTATTTTTTGAAACATGATAAGAGAAGCATTAATTAAAGCAAGCGTACCAATAAACTTTATGTCATGTACGGAATTATTGATAGAAACATACCAGTTAAGACTAAATAAAATTAAAGTTAATAACTACTCTTCTTTTTTCGTCTGTGCATGGTATTCCAGCATGACGCATTTGTGAGTCAAATATAACTACTCTATTTTCTTTACTTTGTACTTTCGTTCCATCTTCAAATAACGTATAGCCATTATTATTATTTATGTAAGCTATTGCCGTGGTGCATTTTACGTCAAAGTCTGTATGAAATTCCCTCGTTATATGTTCTGTTGTTCCTACATTTAGGTTTGCTTTTATTCTCATTAGAGAAACAGGATTCATGTAATCAGCAAAAGGTTTTATAATATCTTTCCATCTTGGATAACTACTCGTAACTCCACATAAAGGATCATAAAATTTGTGAATAAATTGAAATTCTTTTGGATCGCTTTGACCTACTTGTTTAGTAACAGAATCGTTCCACATCCAGGGAAACCCATAATCCATTATTAATGATTGAGCTAATCTAAAATGTTCTTCTGGTAAGAAATTATCAACTACCTTCATCTGTAGTTTCTTCTGGTTTTAAAATATCCTCAACAGCAGCAATAGCTCCTTTTAGTTCAAATATTTTTTGTTTGCAGTTTTCTGCTACTTGATTAGCTTCTTTATAATTGTTTACTATCTGTTGTAATTCAGCGTTTAGAGCATCTAGTTTTTGTTTTGGATCAACTGCCATTAGATTGTTATTGTATTACTATAATAATAATACTAGGCTCCCTTTAATCCTGCAACTTCGGTTTCTAAGCTAGTTATTAACCTGACATATATGTACCACCAATAAGTAAAGTAGTTCCACTATCAACTAACCCAGCCATATCATTACCAGAACCCGTAGTTCCACCTCTTCTTATAAAAATTTGAGTTGTAGCATCAAGAACTAATCCAACAATACTATTTGCTATATTTGATGCTGCTCCTTCAACATAAATTTGTATTCCAGCACTATTACCATCACCTGATGGATTATTTTTAGCAAAAGGCAAACCCTCTATTTTTAATTCACCACTGCTACCAGTTGTCAAACTAAATCTACCAGAAACATGAACTAAAGACCCTATCTTTACATAGCTACAAACAACATTATTTACAGCAGCAAAACTACTTCCACCATAACTTGCCGTAGGAGTCCATGAACCCGTTTCATAATCATTTAACGCATTTGCTGCTGCGGTGTCAGCATTAAATTTAAGGCCATGTCCATCAATAGTTACACGTTTATCTACACCCGTGTAATCAAAAAACTCTATTCCATTAGCATCACCATTACCACTTGATACTTTAAGTTTGTTACCAGCGTTAGCTGTTATAAAAGCTAAACTATTACTGTAAGTAAATGACAGTCTAGTAGTATTACCTTCTTGTAAATTGAAACCTTGATTAGCTGTTTCAAACTTTTTACTATTGTCGTAATAGAGTTCTACAGATCCGTTTCCAGTAGTTAATATATTAGTTTCCCAAGCTCCACTTGTATAATTTTGGTAATAAACTTTTCCATTAGCACTATGGAATATACGACTATAATCAGCGTTATCATCTCCATCATCTGCGTGCAGTTGTAGATAAGCTCCAGAATCTTCACCACCTTGTATTTGTAAACCACATTCACCTGATAGATTAAAAAGTTTAGCTCCAAACGATTCAGTTTGAAACTTTTTACTGTTGTCGTAATATAATTCTACCTTTGATGCACCAGAGTTATTTAATAATTTAATTCCTTCTTCATCTGGTCTAGCTTGTATGTGTACAGTAGCTGCGTTAGAACCTATATTCTGTATTTTTAAAGGTGTTGCTGAACTGTTATATATTTTACTGTCCGTTCCATCGTGAAAAATTTCTAGGTCATCACCAGCACCAATTAACAACTTTGCATTTTTAGTTCCAGAATCAGGAATCTTAATAGCACCATCAACCTTAACAGCTAAATCACTTTCTGTTCCATCAATTAAAAAACCTTCTTTATAACCACTTACTATACCACCATTAAGATGACTATATCCTATAGTACCTTCTTGACCAGAATTGGCATTAGAAGTCATTTTAATTTGAGCAGTATTTCCATTAGTAGTGCTTCTTATATTTAATATTGCAGTGCTTGAGCTTATTTCTGCTCCAGTTGAAGTTGTCTCAAACTTTTTAGTGCCATCGTTATATAGTTCTACTGCTCCGTCTTGAATACAATTAATAAATTGCTCGCCATTTTTACTGTCAATGTTTACATGATTACTTTGAACATATAAATTCCCTGTTCCAGTATCGTCAATATAACTGTGACTTCCATCGTGATAAATTTGTAAGTCATCACCTGCACCAAATTTAGCTTTTGCATCATCAGCAAACTCTAAACAACCCTCTGATTTATCCCATAAAAGGTTTTTATTAGAAGAGCCAGGTATAGATATATCACCAGTAGTTCCACCTATTGATAATGCAGTTTCAGCATTTGAAAAAATTACAAAATCTTTGTTGTTTTGATTTAATATTCTATTATCCGTTCCATCATGGTCAAGTTGAAAGTCATCACTTGTTCCTAATGATAGCCTTACGCTATCGTCTAACCTGCAACCATTACTTGTGGTCTCAAACTTTTTATTTCCATTATGCTTTATTTGTACGGCTCCAGCACTTGTAGTTTGCAGAAGAACATTATCAGTATCAGCATTTCTTAAATACAACTGGTTTGAATCAATATATAAATTTCCAGTTCCTTCCTCTTGAATGTAAGAGTTTGAAGCATCGTGATAAATATTTAAATCACCCTGAGTTCCAAACTGAGCTTTTGCATTGTCAAGATATCGAATGTGACCTTCTGATTGATCAAAAGTAATAGTTTTGGAGCTTGCTCCTATAAAGAAAACATCTGCATTAAAAGTACTATTACCACTAGCAGTTAAACCACCTGTAATTTCTACTCCTGTGCTTGTGGTCTCAAACTTTTTACTGCCAGCTTCGTAAAGTTCAACTGATCCACCACCAATGGCACGAATCATGTGATCACCAGTTGCTCCCCGTCTAATATCTGTTCCGTTATAACCATCAATAACAAGTTGACCAGCGACAGAATTAGGCTCTTTGATGAAGGAGTTGGTTCCATCAAAATAGATTTGTAAATCATTACCTGTACCAAATCTAATTTTTTGGTTATCAACCAAGTCTAAGTTGGTGGCAAGGTCCGATCCAGTGATAGTACCGTTCTTTATACCTTCAGTGCTGATCTGTGTAAGTGCCATTATTCTATTTCTTTATCTGCTATTAGTTTAGCTTTCCATGCAGCTTTTACATCAACAGTCCATGCAGCATTGCAAATTGCTGAAACTTCTGCTGGTTCGCCTGATAAATCTGTATCAACTAAGTTATCTGAATTGTCTAGTGTGCCAGGGTGTAGTACATATCTCATAAATGACCTGGTAAGCTCAGTACCATCTTTTTTAATGACTGTTGCTTTGCGAACTTGTACAGTTTTGTATAAACCGACAACTTCTATTTTGTCATATTCGATTGATTCTGTAAGTGCCATTAGGGTTAATCTCCGATTAAAACAGGTTTAAGCGCGTTAGTTTATAGACATAACGAATGGTCTATATATATATATTAAGCAGTCTGATAAGTAAAGGTTGCCAGCATATGCGGATTTGTTGATCCAAAAGTTCCATAACCAGCATTATTTCTAGCAACCATTCTCGCTACACTTTCAGAAGCTCTTATTCTAAAGTTTCTTTGAGATCTATTTGCTCCATTAGTTGAGTCTGTATCTTCAGTTGCTCTAAAAGTATGTAATATAAAACCTTGTTCAAACTCAACATCATCAGTAGTACTACCTTTTGCAGCAAAAGGCAGAGCAAATGTAAATGCTCCCATGCTACCAGAGGAACTTAACTGTGGATATAATCTACCAGTTATATGACACATATCACCTATTTTTACATATGAAAGTGTATTATTGGTTGTACTTAAAGTGCCTGAGGTAACTGACATTGTTGCAGTGTATGTGCCTTCTTCATAGTCGTCTAATGTCTCACTTGTTGAACCTGACAGATTAGATGCAGCACTAAAGTCAATACCTTTACCAGCAGTTCCTATAACTAGATTTCCAGAATTTACAGTTGCATTACCAGAAGTATCAATAAAAAAAGAATCTCTAACTCCATTTTGTACTATTTGAAAACGACCATCACTTCCTCTAGGACCGAGAGACCAACCATTAGGAACAGTAGAATTGCTAAGTCTTACATATACTTCACTTGCTCCTGAGTCTGCTATATGAAGATCATCACTTGGACTTGTTGTACCAATACCTACTTTTCCATCAGAAGCTACTTTCATCCTTACTGCTGGAGTTGAATTTCCAGTAGTATGAGTTGAAAGGTATATCGAACCTTCACCATTTCCAAGAGATACTTCTGTAGCACCACCACCTGAACCATTTCTGTTATACAAACGAGTTGTATAATCTGCACCGATTGAAGATGAACTTTCTGTTTTTATCCTAAAAACTTCACCCGCACCTGGACTTGTTGAGTCTGCTCCATGTAATGAAATACGACCTAATTCGTCACCCATACCAAAATTATTATTAGATGACTGAATCCTCAATTCTGGTATTGTTTGATTAAGAGTCAGCAAAGCCCCTGGATTTGTTGTACCTATACCTACGTTGCCAGCAGCAGACACACGCATCCTTTCACCTGTGGCAGATCCGTTCCATGTTTTAAAAGTTAAAGCAGATGCTTCGTTAGCATTTTCTCTATGACTACTTATTGAAGCTGCAAGACCTCCAGTTGCAGTTGCACTGAATCCTATTCCGTGTGAGTTAGCGGAACCTGTAGTAACATCTGATCTTACAAGAATATCTCCATCTTGTAAGGTAAATTCTTCATTAGGGGATGTTGTACCAATACCTACTTTTCCATCGTTATTTATAGTGAATAAATCAGCACTATCCGCAGCATTAGTTATACGCAAAGAACCACTATTAGATCCTATTTTTATATAGCTATGTGCAATATTTGTTGATGAATTGTACCGACCTATTTCAAGTTTTGAATTGGTATCGTCAGTAATTTTTATTCCACCAGCAACACTTAACTGATCATAACTACCGCCACCTACTGAAGTAGTATTAACTAAAAGATGTCCAGTTGAATCTATACGCATACGTTCTGAACCATTTACTCTAAAATCAATTCTTGTGTCAGTAACCAAATAAATTCCAGTATTAGATAAAAGACCATCACCTCCTACTATTCCAGAACCACCACCATCACTATATAAATAACCACCAACAGAGCTACCTCCTCTTATCCAATAAACAGGAAGCGTACTACCGCTATCACCATGAATGTGTAAAGTTTTTGATGGACTTGTTGTGCCTATACCTACTTTTCCAGACGAAGTACAAGACACTCTTGTAGTACCAGCGTCATTATCGAACAAAACAAATGTTCCATGACTATTTGTAAGCCTAAAATCGTTTTCTGAATTAGTATCGTTAAAAGTTACAGAAGGAGAGTCATTATTTATAGTTATATTGCTGGTTGATGTAAGTCCACCACCTGTAATACCTCCTAATGTGGTTATAGCTTGCGATCCAAAGTCGGGAGAAATCTTTGTTCCAGCTATAGCTGCACTTGCATTTATATCCGCATTTACAATCGCTCCATCGACTATCTTTGCACTTGTAACACTATTATCTGCTGGTTCTGATACTCCAAGACTCTTAAATGTAAGAATAAAGAAGTCACTACCTGTTGCTGGAGCGTCACCCAAAATAATATCCGTTCCATCAACACTGAATCCTTCACTTGGCTGACCTGTTCCTGCCACTGGTTTCTGTATAACACCATTAATACTTACTAATAACTGTGCAGCAGATACGTTTGGAGGAGCAGATAAAGTAAATCTATAGGCAGATCCGTTAAACGTTGCACTACCACCGCCTGTTGCAGAAGATGAGCTAAGTGTATTTATTGCAATATCACTACCACCACCAGCTATTTCAGCAATAGCTCCACTATCCATTTTGGTAAATAATTTACCAGTATCAGTTCTTATGGCTAATTCGCCAAGAATTAAATCACTAGCACTTGGATCGCTACCAGAACCTCTTTTATGCTTTATTACATTAGCCATGAGCTATAACCTCCTTCAGATTAATAGCTACCACCGTCTATGGTTATACCATCAAATGTTGTTAAGTTTGTGATCGAACCACCTGTTATTGCAACAGAGTTGGCAGCCTGGGTAGCAATACTGCCTAAACCTAAAGTTGTACGGGCAGCAGCAGCATCGGCATCATCTATTAATGTCTTTGCATAGTTGGACAAACCAAGTGCTGTTAGGGCTGCTGAAGCTGTTGTAGCTCCTGTACCGCCATCTCCAATAGCAAGCGTTCCAGTGATTGAACTGGCATCTAACTTAACAGCAAGTTCTGTAGATTCAATAACAAGACCACCATTGGCTTTTAGATCAACAGATAGAGTATTACCAGACTTATCAAGACCATCGCCAGCTATTATCTGACCAGCACCAGAGAACTGTGCAAAGGTTAGGTTATTAGTTCCAACAACAGCAGATCCAGTATCAGAAGTACAGGTAAATCCATTTTCTGCGTTTACTGTTCCCTGTTCTACAAATACAAAAGCACCAGCAGCATTAGAACCTGTTGCCATATCTGTTGTACGAGATGGTGCTCCAGATGCGTTTACGTTATAAATACCATTCTGTGACGCAGTAGTTTGGTTTTTAATTAAAATCCGATCACCAGTTTGGAGCGTTACACCATCTATGGATTGACCATTAGCAAATGCAGTAGATAGTGTGCCATTCGCAGTAGTTGTAGCAACAACAGAATCTTTAATATCAAGACCTTGAGCAACTCCATCTACATAACCTTTGTTTGCAGCATCAGCATCAGCAGTAGGATCTGCTAGTCCTGTTATCTTTTGAGAGTTTAATGAAACTGCACCAGTTGGAGCAGCCATTTGATCTAATCTATTTGTTCTTACACCAGCATCAAAATCACTAATTTTTGTATGAGCAATACTTGGAATATCAGCAGCAACCAAAGCTCTAAATGTAGGTGCAGCATCACTTCCTGTTGTAGGACCAGATAATACAGCATTTGCACTTCTTACTGTATCTTTATCAAAAAATCCTCCGATACCACCAATTTTTATAACACTTGTAGCTGATCCTCCAGCACCACCCGTTCCTTTTCCTATAAATAGGGTTTCATTACCTTCACTAAACGCTAGTTCTGCATTGGCTAGTGAGGTGGGTGCTGACGATCCAGTAGATCTTTTAATTCTTAGGGTGTTTGCCATGTTAGAAGTTTCCTCCGTCTACAAGATTTTCAACGGTGCGAGTTTGATCTGCTTTAAATGTACCACTTGTTGAATCAAAATACACTACTGAATTGTTGACTTTGTTGGAATCATTTAAGTTTGTTCCTGTGGTACTAAACTGTGGACCTTGCGGACCTTGAGTTGCAACCGTGACAACACTGGTATCACCATTAACGGTAACAGTGTTCTTTTCAGTTGTAATGCTTACATTACTCATGTTGAAGTGTAGCCCTCGCTTACAAATATTGTACCTTCTAAATAATATTCTTTGGCTCCTGCACCATTAATTAATAACACATCATATTTTAAAATATCAGGAGTAAACGTAGCAGTTTGGGTATCAGTAAGAGTAATACTTACAGATCCAGCAGATCTATCAGTATAAGTAACAGAAAAATCAGCATATTTTGTGGTGCGTGTTTCTTCCCATACCTGTGCAGCTACAGTAAATCCAGTTAAATTTATTGCAGCATCATTAGAATCCTTAAAAATAAGCGGAATTGTATGATCCGATCTTCGCTGGAGCGTAAAGTTGTATATGCCAGGTTCGATTGCCATAGTTAAAACTTAATAATGTACATCATAGCTATGTTACGTGGTCTTGCTTCAGAATGACCTTGGTTCCCTGTAGACCCAATAACATGGTGACTATGAGTTCCGTTAAAATTCACTGCACCTGTATCATTAACATCTGGAGCACCTGGAGTAAAGTTTGCACCAAATCCAGTTTGTTTACTAAATACACCACTAGCACTACCACTATTATTAAATGTTTCTGAGATTCTTTGTATACTACCCGTTAAGGTATGGCTCTGTGTATTGAAATCAATTCCATGATTATGTTGCTTATTTTCATCTCCCTGTGAACTTAACATACCTCTTCCATTATCAACTCCTCTACCATTATCAAAACCTCTGATAAATTCACCTCGGAGATCAGGCAAACTAGATCCTATTAATGCTCTTAAGGGTGCGAAGTTTGCTGTTACACCATTTACCGTACCTGTGCCATTTGGAATACTAGCACCATTACACTCTACATACCCTGATGGTACAGATGTATGTGCAATACAAAAAACAGACCCAACTGGTACACCTTGAATAGTTGTAAATGATAAGGCTCCAGATCCATTTGTCTGTAACATTTGACCATTAGATCCATCTGATCCAGGTAAAGTAAAAGTTACATTACTGCTAACAGAAGAAGGTGATTTTAAAGCAACAAAAGGAGCACCACTGGCGTCTTGAAATCTTATCGGCAACCCACTGGTCATGTCCAAACCACTGTCACTGATTTCTACTCTTTTAACACCAGCAGTAGCAAAACCCATAGTATTAGCTCCTACTCTAAATATTCCTGTATCTGTATCTCCATCAAAACTTAATGCAGGGCTTCCTGCTCCAGAACTATCATCAGCCAAAAGCTGACCTGTCATAGTTCCACCACTTCTCAGTAGTAAACCTAAATTGTCTTCATTTATAGAACCAACAGTAGTAAATCCATCATTAGCTGCGTTTCTTATTTTTAAATTATTGCTATCTGCTGTATCTACATACGGCATAAATGCTAATGGGTTTGCAGGATCAGAACCACCACTATTAAGAGTTTTTATTGCTTCAAAGACAGCATTAAGGTCACTTCTTACAGAAGCTCCAGAGGCATTCGCAATATTATAGTCTGATACTTGGCTCATCTATACAGTGCTTTTCTCCATATTACACCCCTTTACCATATCCTACAGCAGAAAAAGTAAAAGACCTATCAACAAAAGTTGAATTATTATTTTGCATAACTTTTAAAGTAAATCCTGTTCCACTTACATTTGTAACTGTAAAGAAATCTCCAGCTTGTGCATCTTGAATAGTGATACCAATAGAAGGTAAAAACGCATTTGTTCCACCTAAACCAGTGGCTCCTGTAAAAAATGGTGAGCCAAAAGTTACAGTTTTACCAGAAGAAGATGTACCAGAGGATTGTGGTGCGGTAGATGTAGTTCCTCCTGTTTGATAATTTTGCTCTGTTCTCGATTGAAATTCTGCTGTATAACCTGCTTGCTGCACATTCATATTTTGTGAAACATTAGTTGTTTCTAAAATTAATTTAAACTTAAATCTACGACCTTTAAATGTTCCATTTGCAAAATTATTGAAATTACTAAAACTGCCTGATGCTGTTTGTGATGTTGCCACTTGTATCTGACAGTTTGCTTCATCGGCTGCTGCACCATCGAAGTTACCATCAATAGCATAATCATCCCAAAAAGATCCACTTGGAATAATAGTTTCTATATCTGTACCTATAACAAAACCAATAGAACGTATTGTTCGTTTTAAATCAAGAGAAAATACAGCACCTAAATCTAAAATATCTTTAAAAGCATATTCGCCCGTTGCGTTTGTAGCTGGATTTGTAAGCTGCAATGCACTTGTAGAGGTGTTAAATGTTGTATTAGTATCTGCTCCTTGAAACGGAGGAGTATCTAGATCTTCTCGATCTTGTAATATAACCTGAGTATCAATAAGATCAGGTAAATCTTGTATTACACTAGCTTCTCCTGTACTAAAGTTTCCCTGGTCATCTTGAAACTTGAGAATATACTCTCCCTCTAAAGAAGGAACGACAACATCTGTTGTATTACCAGCTAACGCAGTTACAAGATCAACTGAGTTTTGAAACGTACCGCTTCCGTCCGTCAGATTACTGTGCCGTACATAAACCCGTCCTCCGTGAAGAACATCAGGATCAACAGATTTTGTCCATCTAAGTCTTACTAATTTATTTGTAACTGGCTCCATAGATAAATTTTGCACATCTCCAGGTGGTGCTGTTTTACCTACAGCATTAAATGTAAGATCAGAAGATGTTGCAGATAATTTTAAAGCTGCGTTGAATGAAAATACTTTAAATTCATAAACTCCTGCTTCTGTGCCAATAATTTCAAAGTCAGGTCTAAATACAACTTCACTAACCCAGTTAGTATTATTAAATCTATACTGAACGAGATATTGACTTACACCTGTAACAGATACCCAAGATAAAATTAATTTGGTAACAGCAAGAGCATTTATAACAACAACTCTTTCTGATGCCTGTAAGTTTCCTGGAGGACTTTTTGGGCTATTAAGTAATGAAACACCTCTAGGCGGTAAAGAAACACCTTGTTCAATATTTGCATATTTTCCATCAATGTAGGTTAAAGCTGTTATCGCATAATTAATACCATCTTGTTCTTCAACAGTTATTACTCTAAATGTTTTTGGTCTTTCATCAGGCTCAATTCGATCACTTTGTACATACCATATACTATTTACATTTGGTGTTGCAGATAAAGGATCAGATGAATCTAATGTAATTGTATTTCCTATAGCTCCAATTATATTTTTGGTTTCTACTTTGCCGTTGGGTAATATTACGCTGCATTTTTGATTTGCACCACCAAAAGTATCTAAATCTGCTATGTTATCTACAGTAATTTGAGTTGTAGAAGCAGCTTTAATTCTTCCAGATCGTCTAGCACCATGACGAACAGGATCATTGACAGAAATAACAGATCCAGGTCTTACTATCGCACCAGCGTCTATTGATGTTGTAAAACTAATAACTTCTGATTCATTTTGTTCGCTAAATAATATTGCCTTGCCTAGTCTCTGAGCCTGACCACGGGAAGTACAGGCAAATGCTTTTACATCTTTTTTGACTATTCCTAATTTTGCTTGTGCAGTAGTATCTTCTACAACTTCATAATCTATCTCTCTACTATCCATATTGAAATAGCTAACAGCTATAACAGTATGTCTTTGTTTTAAACTGCTGCCAGAATAAGAAAACCCACCTTCACCTACGTTTGCCAAACTAAATAAATAACTTGAATCTGTTGGCCTATCTTGCGTGATAGTGACGGAACCTTCAGACCAAATCGGAAAACATCTCATAACTCCAGCTAATTCATTTATTAATGTGTATGCCTCCATAGATCCCTGTAAATTTACATTACAGCTAAATCTTGCCTCTTGTCCTCCAAAACCATCTGATACCAATTCATTTGCATATCTACTAGCTGCTACAAAACTAAATAAATCTAAATTACTGTCTGTAATATGAGTTCCAAATCCATATCTTTCGGTAGTTAATAAATCAAGAAGTATCATTGCAGGACATGAACACCAAACAGCAGCACCCATTGTTCCGTTGAATATGTAACCACTTGGGTAGATAATTCTTCCTGTCTGTAAATCAACAGTAGGAGTGCCAGAACTAGATGCTCCTGCTCCTGGTATTCTTACTTTTACACCACGAATACGAAAAGCTCTTTTTGGTATAGAACTAAACTGCTCAGAATCTATCCTTAAATTTGTATATGCACTATTTGCATAAGTTTGTTTGTCATCAATAATCTCACCTAAACTTGTCCAAGTAAAAGCATCAATAAGATTAGAAGAGGTGCTATCTGCTGTAATTCTTACAACTCTTATATCAACAGGAAATGCACCAGTTATATTTACACGATATTCTTTTTGGTACGCATCAGCAGTTCTACCAGTAATAGTGTCTGATAAAACATCATTAAAACCACCCCCGTTATATTGAACTTGTATTTTTAACTGAACAGAAGAACCTAGTAAGTCTCCTTGATCTGTTGCTTTTTGTAGTTGAGGAAAAGTTATTGTTACTTTTACAGCATCTGGGTTAGCATCAGGACTGTTATCAGAAATCTGACGGGTAACAGGTGTAGAATTTGTTACAGGAACTCCTACATTAGATATTGATTGGCTACTTACAATGCCTGGAATATGCTCTTGGTTTGATGTTCCAAAACGAGGTGTAAATCCTACATTTTGAAAATTAAAATCTGCTGTCTGTGGATTAGTGTTGCTGGCATTGGAGTTAAGAATAGGAGTATCGTTTAAAAATATATCTTTCAATGCTGCATTGTTATATGCAGTAGATCCTTTTGTAAGCCCTGCTTTAGATGGAGTGACAAAACCTTCTATCTCTCCTTCAGATAATAAATCTTGAATTGAAGCAAACTGTCTACTGTTTAAAGTATCAGGTGCTCTTGTTGGAGATGGTGGGGGTGGTGGTGGACCACCAGAACCTCTAATAATTTTATCTGTCATGCTTGTACCTGATTAGTGTCAATTCCTGCTGAAATAACAACCGATCCTGTTACTATTTCTCCATAGACAATCGGGTGGCTAGTTCCTGCACGGCTAGTATTTTGCACCCCAGAAAAACTAAATGATATTCTTGGATCTTCTTCATTGGAAAAGTCGGGCATCCCAGGTAGGGGGAATAGCATATTTGAAACACCTTGTAAAACTAATGAAGCTCCTACAGCACTTGTTAAAGTACCCACTCCAGCGCCAAATCCTGTGACTACACCTCCTGTAAGTTCTGCTCCTGCCTTACCAAACATACCCGCTCCAGGGAAAAGAAAAGATGCACCAATTAATGCTGCTCCTAATAAAATTCTACCTGTGTTTCCTCCAGCACCAGTTATGACAGGAACAATACTTACGCTTGATTTCCCTACGGGATACTGAATCTCATCTTCGCCTATTTCACTCTTATCAACCAAAACTTTATAATACCTATCAGCCATGTGTGCTTCTAAACCTTGAAAGTTACTTGTTAAAAATCTAATTGCATCGGCAGTAGAATTTATTACAGCATCTAATTCTTTATGACCTACAAAGTCAGCTAGTTCTCCATAAAGTTTAACTTTTCTGA